TTTCCACGAGACTGTAATCGATTTGTATCAACAACTTTTAATTGATCTTTACCATATGCACGAACAATAACGTTAGTAGCAAATAAATTTTGTAAGCGAGTTCTTAATGTAGGCATAATATTAACTATTTTAATATAAATATAACTTGTTTTAGATCTATAATATTAACGTATCAGCCACGTTAAATCTTCTTCATTTCGTCCATTATTCCAAGTCCAACCATCGGAATTGTTTGAAGGCCGACCTGTATATATTTTTGTTTCTGATTTTTGAAATTGTGATAACGTACGTTTATGCAATTCAATTCCTTGTTTTCGAAGTTTAAGTGACGTATCGCGCAGCCACAATCCAATACAAAAAGACATAACTAAGTCATCATTATATCCAGTTTGCGATTGTGCTTTTCCATTTAACCAAATAAAAACAAAAAGTTCTTGAATCAATCTTTTAGAACGGATTACAGGTGTCCGTTCTCGCATATACATTTCAAGTGCCGATATCATTAATGGACGCGTACGTGAGGTTGTTGATACGCCAGGAACCATTTGCGATTTATCCTTCATATCATAACCTTTTTTAAGTTGTACGTCTACATCAACATAACCATCATCTTTGTATGTATAAAATAAATTTTCATATCCTCGGTCCAGTGCTGGTTGAATTGCCGCCCAACCGATATTGGCGTTTTCAATTGCTAGCAACGCATTGTTCCATTCTGTTGCAACAGATACAAGCATATTGCCAAAATCCTTAGGTGGTAATTTTCCTTTGTATTCTGCAACCTGTGATACTGATTCTACATCAATAACATGAAATGTTGACCAGTCGCCTCCGTCGCCTCGAGCTACGTCTGCTACTACAATGTAATTTTTTTCATAGTTAGGATACTCCCAAATCCAATATGCATTATCAAATCCACGACGTTCAACAGGTTCGATGCATTTGTTTTCATAATCCATTAATATTGCACCATCAATTACAGTATGTCCGGATGAAATAAAATCACAATCACATTCTTGTGCAGCACCACGTTCTCCTAGTAATTGTGTTTGTTCATCGCGCCACGTTTGATCTCGATCCGGGTGTACGGTCCAATGCAATTTGATTGTGTGAAACCCGTTGATGTTTGATTCGGCATCTGCCCATGTTTGATGAAACCAATTTCCAACGCCATTAGGAGTAGACAAAACAATTGCGCCGCCACCGGTTGACAATGTTGCTTGTGATGCTATCCATATTTCTTCAATGTTTCGTATAAATGCAGCCTCATCAATAACTAGCAATGACAATGCTTCTGATCGTGCACCCGTAGTTGCAGATGATACTGCTTTGATTTGTGAGCCATTTTTAAATTTTAAAGAAAGCTTATTGTCTGCTTCAATTGTTCCGCGCAACCAACTAGGCAAATTATCATGCATTACCCGTACTTTAGTTACTAAATTTTTTGCTACTTCTTGCGTTGTTGCAATAACTAGTACGTTAAAATCTTCTTTAAACAACATGCTCCACAGAGCAAATCCGGCAGCTAATGTTGATATACCTAACTGACGTGATTTTAAAATTACATTGTAACGATTGTCTCGCAATTCAGTTAATGCAGTTTCTTGAAAATCATACAAATTAAATTTGATTTTTCCTCGAGTTGGATGCTGAATATAACAATATTGTCGCATAAAAAAAACTGGATCCTTCGCACACATTGTGTACTGTTGTTGAATGATCTGTTTTATGTTTTGAGACATACTATTTTAATAGTTCATTAATTAATATACCAGATCCTAGTGTTGTAAATATACCAGCAGCAAACCATAATCCTTTAGCATCATACCATTTTGGTTTTAAATAACGTTCTCGTCGAACATATAATTCTATGTTTTCTTGCAGCAATGCAATTTGTTGATTTTTATATTGTATTTGCATGGAATCTAATTTAATTAATTCTTCATGTTGTTTTGACAACACACTGTATTTATCAATCAGAGCCGCGTTAATTGAATCCAATGCAAACAACGAATCTATTGTGTATGAGATATCAACAATTTCTTGCTGCGTAAAACATGTATCTGGTATAGTTTGCGTAAATGCAAACAATGGAAATAAAAGTATAATTAATAATCGTTTCATGTTATTTTTTTGGTTTTCGCCCGCGGCGTGTTTTGTTTAAAATGTTTTGTTTGGCTTGATCAACTGGCAATTCTGTTATTTGTATATTGTCTTTTGCGTCTTGCAATGTTTCAATATCTGTTTTAGTTTTATCAATTTGTTGTTTAATGTTGTTTCGTTGTTCATCAATTATTTCGGTTTTGCCTTGAATTACATCAATTTGTTGATTATTATCATCAATTTTTTTATCAAATTTTGTAACTTTCTTTTTGTTATATTTGTCAGTTGCAAAAATAATTGCAATAATTGTTACGATTGCACCAACTATGATGCCCCAATATTTTTTAATTGTTTTCATCTTGTTTTTGTTTTTTATTTAAATTAGCTAAAAATTTTATTTTAAATTCGTCAAATTGCTTTTGTATGGTATTTTCAAATTCGTCTGCGGTCATTTTTGATGTCCAGTGTTCAACCCGTCCTTCAGAATTTGAAACAACTTCTTGTGCTTGTGTATATGCTTGTTTTAACATTGCAACATCTCGCTCTGCATCTCGTAACCATGACAATGCATTTTCTCGAATTTTATTTCGTTCATATTCATCATATTTTCCAGCTTTTTTTAATTCATGCTCCATTTCGATTACACAATCAAAACACATTCCATGAATTTTACGCATTTTTTGATCTAATCGATGCGTGCCAACACATGTGCATACGTCTTTTCTACAATTAGGAAATGATTGCAATTCATCTCGAATACTTTGAAATATGTCAGAATTTTTTGTTTTACGTATTCGAAAACCTTCTCGTTGTTCTACAATATACGTATTTCCATCCGAATCTGTTTCTTCCCAAATATCCCCAACATCGTGTCGCTCAGAATTTTTTGCTTGAGATTTTGCATCTGAAAATCCAATAGATTTTTTAGTTTGAAATTTATGTGTTCCATCCAACATTTGTTGAACAGCTTTAACGTTTTGTAACTTTTTTGACATATTTTTTTTTATTTATTAGAATTTTTAGATGCATCTAAAGAACCAAGTTTTTTAATTGCAGTACTTCGTAACATTTTATAAAAATTAATTTGATCTGCTGGATCGGTTTCATTCATAGATAAATTCATTGCTTTAATTAAAACTTTGATTCTAGCAATCATTCCATCTTGTTTTTTAAGATATTTAATAAATCGATCTAAATCAATTGTTTCTTTTGTTTCTGGAGCAACTTGTTTATCTGAATCAGCGGGTTTTGGTTCTTCTTCAGTCTCAGCATCAGTTGGCGTTGGTTCTTCTTCAGTCTCAGCATCAGTTGGTGTTGGTGGTGCATCAGTTGGTGTTGGTGGTGCATCAGTTGGTGTTGGTGGTGCATCAGTTGGTGTTGGTGGTGCATCAGTTGGTGTTGGTTCTTCGGTCTCAGCACCGGCATCAGTTGGTGTTGCATTAGTTGGTGTTGGCGCTTTTGTATCAGCGGCTTTTGTATCATCAGTTTTAGTTGGTTGTTCTAATATAATAGGAATAAGTTTTCTTCGAATATATTCTCGTATTAATCGTTCTCGTTGTTCTCTTGTTAAATTTTCAATTTTATCTCGCAAAACATTAGCTGTTTCTTTTTCTTCTGCATCTTGTCGTTTTTTTAACCGTTTTGCTGCAGTTTTAGGTTCCCATTCTCCATCTTCAATATCTTTGTAAAGTCGATCATCTGCATTGTATGTTGGATACATTTTTCCGTCATCTTGTAACGGTTTATCTTTTTTACGTAAAACATTAAGTTGTTTATCTCCAGTAGATTTTGGATTCAAACCACCTTTTTTATCATCATATGTATAATCTTTAAGATCTTTACGATATGTTGGTTTTTTGTTTTCTGGTTTTTTATACTTGCTTTTATGTCGTTCGGCCATGATTAAATTCCAATTTTAATATAAATATGTTATCGCGCGTATTTCAATACTCCTAGTATCTGATTAACTGGTGCAAATGCTCCTGTAAGTTTATAAGTATTACCACCATATGTAAATACTACCCCTTCAGTTGGAACTATTGCATCAAATCCTCCTAAACGATCAATTCGTTTAAGTTCTAATTCCAATTTAGAAATTGTAGCAGGATTTGGATTACTTTGTAATTCTTGTACAAGTTGTGCTAGTTCAGATTTAATTTGTTGTACCGTTTTAGATGGATTTGCTGCCAAGAAATTTTCAGCATTTTTCAATGCTACTGCACCTAACCGTAAAAATAAAGTTTCAAACGGTTCCATGTTTTGTTTGTAATATTGTTTGAATTCATTTTTATCAAATTCCATTACCCAATTTAAAAATTCTGGATTCGCAATTTGTTTTTTAAGTGACGTCATGCTTTCTGATTTATCAAAGAATGCCCATCGATATATCAATGCATTTAATACGGCGTCTGGAATTTCATATCCCATTTTTTGAGCTTGTGTTTTAATAACATCACGCCACCATGCACGATGATATTCGGTAACACGATCCGTATCTTTTAGTCCGTAACGATTTTGTAATTGTGCAATTTCATTGAAAAATGCTGCTTGTTGATCTTCAAAATCAGATATTCGTCCTATTTTGATTCGTTGCGGAGGAATAAATGAAAATGTTTTTTGAAGATGTGCATTGGCATCTTGTATGATGCCTTGCAATGTAGCTCCACCCGTTAAAAGATCGG